TTTTTAATTATCTTCGTCTTTACTCCATCATCCCTTAGTAAGGAATATGCAAAATCGTAATAAGTTATCTCTTGTTTTTTATCAGCTAGATTCTTGAAAGTATTATCAAGATTTTCTTTAAACTCTTTTAGTTTCTCATGTTCAGTATTTCTGTTTTTAGATTGCTCGGTAATTCTTTGAATTTCAGATTCCAGATCTCGGATTTGTCGTTGGTATCCAGATATCCTAGTATTGTTTTGAGAAATGCCATTGTTGAGTTTAGTAATCTCCTTTGATAGTTTGGTGAAGAGACGTTCTCTTTCTCGTTCTGATTCTATAGTCTCTTCCAGTTCTTTTAAACCTTTATTGAGATCCTTTGCTTTAGATTGAACGTCGTCAATTCTATTTAAACGAAACGATTCTTCTATTGTTTGCGTACATGTAGGGCATGTTACATTCTCACTAAAAAACTTATGCTCCTTTGTTATTGTCGATACTTTTTGGGTAATTTTACCCTTAAGATTGTTAAGTTTCAGTAACTTTTGACTAGATCCAGATAATTTTTCTTGTTCTTTTGTTAGTTCAGAAACATTACTTTCTAACTTTTTGTTACCATCAGAACAACTATCCGAATCATCCAAAAGGGTAACAATTTTATCTTGATTTGATTTTACACTAACCTTTCCCTGCTCTTCCAACTCCTTCATGAAGTTCTCTTGCATGAGCATTTTATCTTTAATATTATCTTTTTTTAAAGTTAAAGACCTAATTTGTTCTTTTTCTATTCTAACCTTATCTTTCAAGAAGTTATTCATAGAAGAGAAAATTCTAATATCAAGAAGATCTTCAATAACTTCTCTACGATTAGGTGAAGTTAGTTGCATGAAGGGGACAAATGCACTACTACCTAATATAACAATTTGAGTAAAAGACTTATAATTAACTTTTAATATATTTTCCTCTAAAATTTTCTGGTTAGTTCTATCATCTGCCTCTCTATGCAATAACTCTCCATTTACTTGGATATCAAATACATTTGGTTTTATTCCTCTACGAATTATATACTCTCTATTATTAACTTCAAAATCAACTTCAACAAGAGTTTCCTTCTCATTAATAGTGTTTACTAATTGAGATTTATTAATTTTACGAAATGGTTTATTAAATAATGCAAAAGTAAGAGCGTCTAATATTGTAGACTTACCTGCACCATTCGTTCCAACAATCAAATTAGTCTGATACTCTAGAAAATCAACTTCTGTAAATTGATTACCAGTGCTCAAGAAATTTTTCCAACGTATTTTTTTAAAAACAATCATAATATAGGGAGAACAAAATCATTAGAAGTTACAATTGAATACTTGTAATTGTTCATTTTACAAGTTTTTACAGCAAGATCATCATCAACTTCAACAACAATCATCTGATTAGTAAATTTTTCATCATTTTCTAGATACATAGCATATCTTTCAGCATCATCAGTTTCTTCAAACATAAGGAGAACTTTTTCTCCATTTTTATCTGCAATCGCATATGCACCATCTGTAGTACGTTCTTTAAGTGTAAGCATGTACATTATTCTGCTACCTCGCGAGCTAGTTTGTAGATATCTTGAAGGATACCTTTGATTTTAGACTTATCAAGATCTATCTCAGATTCATCAACATAACGATTCAATATGGTAATTGTATTTTCTTCTTCACTTATAGCAAATTCTTCATTTTCTTGCAACTGAAAATTTTCAACTATCTTAAGATCCTGTACCCCACAGGAATAAAGTTTATCTATAAATCTCTCAAAGTTTCTATTGTTCGTTTTTTGGCGAACGATTACTTTTACAATTTTATTATCATATTCTGTAAAATCAAATAGTTGATGTGGGGTATCTTCATAATATATGTTATAAAATAACTTATATGGATTATTTATTGGAGTATGAGTTAAAGTCTCTGTATCAAATATATGAAAACCTCTAGGATCGTTGACATCATTCCAGAACATCTCATAAGGATTACCTAAGTAATATATTTTTCCATCATTTGATCTGGTATGAAAATGTCCAGAATATACTCTAGTAAACTTATCAAAAAGACTAACATCAGTACCATTTTCCATAACATGACCACGAGTTGCCTGGAAACCGTTCATCTCAAGATGTCCCATAGCAACCTTTGCTTTTGTATTAGCAATTACTCTTTCAGTATCATCAATGTTTTGAGAATTGATCCATGGTAAAAGTAAAATATCTAATCCACCTACATTTATTTCTGAAGGAGATGAATACATCTCAATATTAGAATAATTATTTAAAAGTAATTCTGGAGAATTGACATAGTTAGTATCCTTATAATAACAATCATGATTACCAACAATTGCATATACCTTATATTTCTTTAATGGTTCAAATACTACTTTCTTAGACCATTCTAAACTTTGTAGGTCTATTGCCTTCCTACTATCAAACATATCTCCCATATGAATCACAGTGTCTATATTATGCTCTTCTAAAGACGGAAAGAAGACATTCTTATAGAATAGTTCAAAATAATCGTGTATGTGTTTAGAACCCTTCCTAGCACCGTAGTGAGTATCTGTTATGATCGCAACTCTCATCTATTAGTCTTGTATACAATATTATCTTTAATAGTATTATAGTCGGAACTTGTCCCAGATGCACCATCTTCCACAACCATTACTTCATCGTAACCAGTTTTTTCTATTATCTTTGTTTTAATATCTAATTGTTTCTTTTCCTTTTGTATTCTTCTTAGAAATGCATAGTGAACTATTTGAGTAAAATAAGCAAAAGGATTTCTTGATTTTTCTGGATTGAAATTATAAATGTATTGAACACAATTCTCGATACCATCAGATATCATGTCTTCACGAAACATATAATTAACAAAATTCGGTTTATATGACAAATGTGTTGCTATCTTTAAAAAACATTCTCCAAGATAGTTTGTTATACGTGGTTTTGGTAAATCATTCTCTTTCGCATTTTCTACTTTTGTTCTATAAACAATTAGTGCTTCTAAAAACTCTTTGTTGTTAACGTAGTGCTCCGACTTTTTCTTTGGCATAGCATTGCTATCTCCCTTACTGTGTTTATTGTATCACAAAAACAATGACTTGACAAGGTGCTTGAAACTATGTACAATAACCTTTGTAGAGGTTCAAGGGTAATAATAGCTATTATTCAGACTCTTTAGGATCTGAAGGAGGAAGAAGTTTCATATTAAAAATAGTTTCCAATTTTATTCTAGCACTATCAACTTTACCTAGTAATCCCATTTCACTAGTTACTGCAATTTTTCCAGTAGTAGAAAAAGTATCTTGATCATCGTCCTTTATAAAGTCATGGTAAATATCAATTAATTTTTGATCTTTAGTCTCAGTCATAGTAATGACTTTATCAGGTTTAATTAAAAATATATCTTCATCGGATAAATCCATCCAAGACTTAACTTTTATATAAGAACTTCCTTCTGCTCCATACTGTATTTTCATTATAAGAGGACTCTGTGCAATTATTATAGCTTCATCTCCTGTCTCATCGATTGTAATCAATGAGATGATTTCTTCTCCAGAAACTAATTTTAATATGCAGTAGAACTCTTCGCCCATTATTTTTTTAAAGGTATGTTGACAATGTCATAATTAAATTTTTCTTCGTTGTAAATCTTAATCCTTTCAATTAAGTGATTAAGTGTGTAATTTTTCCTGGATTTGAAGGATATGTCGTCAGCGATATCATATAAAGTTGCTTTGGTCTTGTTGCTCCCCTTTCTAAGAATCCTACCAATTGATTGTAGGTTCCGTATTCGTGATTTAGAAGGAGAAGCAAAAATGACATTATGCAAGTTTTTAATGTTGATACCAGTACTAAATGTTCCATACGATGCTACTATTATAGCATTGTTTTCAGTTTCTGTAATGGAACGAACCTTTTCTCTATCTGCTGTATCTACCCCGCCATGAACAAAGAATACATGACGCTGTTCTATAGCATTACTATTTATTAAATCAAAAAGGGGTTGTCCATGCCCTTCTACTCTAGCAAATAAGATTAAAGTATTACCTTTTAGATCTAATGCTAAGTTACGTATAAATTTATTTCTTCTTTCATGGTTAATAATATATTGAACTTCTTCTTCAAAGTTTTCAAATTTATTCGGTGGGTGTTTCAATAGAAGAACATTAATATCCAAAGTAGCAACATGTCCCTTCTTCATTAACTCTTCAGTCTTAATAATTTTGTAAGAAGGACCGAATAAACCTTCTAAAACCCATTTATGAGTTTGAGTTCCATCAAGAGTTCCTGTGAAACCGTAACGATATTTGGTATCGGCAAGTTTTGTCATTATAGATATTAATGACTTTGATTTAAATTGGTGAGCTTCATCCCCTATTACAACAGAGAATCTCTCAAAATACTTTCTGGGGAGTTTGTAGATTGATTGCCAAGTAGTAATAATGACTTGAGAGTCCGTCTCTCTTTCTTTTCCTGCGTAAATTTTATGACAAAATGAACCTACGTCCCAGCCATAGTCTGCAAAGTCTTTATACATCTGTTCTACTAACGAAGTCGTCGGAACAATTATCAGAGTATTTTGCTTGCGTTCAACAAAATATCGAACAATCGAATATATCATCAGAGACTTACCCGATGCAGTTGGGGATATCAACAACTTTCTATTATGCCTTAGAGCGTCGTATACTCCCTCTACTTGGTAAGAACGTGGTTTGATCTTACAAATTGCTTGCATATAGTCTTTAACACCCTCTGGTGAGATCTGCTCATTCACTTCAAAGGGTAGTCCATAGAACTTGCTTGGTTGAAAAGCATAAGTATAATTATGGTCAGTACAAAATTGTATTACTTTATCTAATAGTCCAACATATATTTGCTTCGTTTGTGTATTAAATAACCTTATCTTCCCATCCCAATACTTATTTTTATAAGCAGGTGAAAACTTTGCGCCAGGTACTTCAAAAGTAAACTGATCTGCTAATTCATAATAAACATGAGGTTCTGCCTCAACATTTAAATATACTTCATTCTTCTTTGATATAATCAAATGTGACATAAAGTGTCTTCATATTAATACATGCTAAAAATATTTAGCATACTAAATAATGTAGTTTTGACTAGAATTTATGACAAAGTTAATTGAACCAAAAAAGTATACGAAAACACTTGACCTATTGAGGTCATTTTTTTTGTCTAGAGGTTTTTTAGAAGTCCACACTCAAAATAGATTGAGTATCCTTGCTGCATGTGAAGATCCAGAAACAGTAGCAACTTATGAATATAACGGTGAAGTTTGGCCGTTACCACAAACAGGACAGATGTGGTTGGAATATGAACTCTTGAAAAATCCCGATGTACCTGGTTTCTTTTGTTTATCAACTTCATATCGACAAGAACCAAATCCAGTTGCAGGTAGACATGAAGTAATCTTCCCCATGTTTGAGTTTGAAATGCATGGTGGTGTTGATGCACTCGAAGAGATGGAGAAAGATTTAGTTGATCATTTAGGAATTGATCTTAATCATTCTCAAATAAAAAGTTATAAGAAATGGCAAAAAGTTTTTGGTCATGAAGAATTAGATCATGATGATGAATCTAAAATACAAACAGGTATGATTACAGATTTTCCTGAGTGGACTTCTCCTTTCTGGAATATGGCAAGAAACGAGGATGATACCAGTAAAAAGATTGATGTAATCTTAAATGGTATGGAAACGATTGGTAGTGCAGAACGCAGTACTGATAAAGAACAAATGCGTGATACTTTCCATACAATATCCGATGGACAGTATGCTGAACTTCTCTTTAAATTATTTGGTAAGGAAAGAGTCGAAAAAGAATTAGAAGAGTTCTTAGAATTCGATTTCTTCCCCAGAAGTGGTGGAGGTATTGGTGTTACTCGTATAATGGATGCGATCCCTGACTAGGGATCTCAATGTGAGGTGGCGAAAATGGTAAACGCACTAGTCTGTTTAACTAGCGTTCTTGGCGGGACTTGTAGGTTCGACTCCTACCCTCACAGTTTTAAAAAATTATTTAGTTAAATCCTGATTGAAACTTTTGCCATTCAATCGCATTTTTTATTTGATATGTACGGTTCGACACTGCCCTTATAATCTCTTCTAAGAACTTTAGGGTAGTATCATAGTATTTTACTTTAAGATTTATCTTTGCCAGTCTCTCGTCTGCCTCCATGTACTTCTGGAGTGCTTCTTTCTCTCTAATCTTATATGGAAATGGTTCTTCTGCGTAAGTCTCTACAGTTGCCTTACCTGTATAATATCTGTATCTATCTAAATTTATTTCATTCTGAGTAACTCTTGCTTTTTCTCGCATTAGAGTAATAGTATTATAAAGAGTATAATACTTAGAGTGCAGTTGTGGAATTCTTAGTGATTCATCATGTAAATTATCAGGATCTATGCGAGAATCTTTCTCCCACATTTCCTGAATCTTATCAAGATCCATAATAAAGATTATTTAATTAAAGTTCTTTGCCAAG